ATGTATCAGTAGATGTAGATAATGTTACTGCGCTGTTTTGGCTTGTGCCTAAACCTTCCATAAATTCAAAATAACCATCTATACCTGTATGCGATATACTTACTGGTGTACCTACTGGTGTAGCAGGTTGCCCTGTGTTAATTTCATCTACTGTTTTATTTTTAAATGTAAGTGTACCTGTTATTGCAATTGTTTGGCTAGTATATGTATTGTTAAATGTAATATCTAAATAATCTCTACATAAATCTGCTATCTCAAATGCTACTGTACCTGTTTCTTGGTTTGTTGTACCAGTTAACACACAATCTTTACTCATCTCGCTTATTACACTTCCATCAACTGATAATTCTAACGTAGCGCTTTTTGCAACATTAGGATTTACATATGCTTGGCTGTGTGATTCATAATATGGGCTTCTCAATAATATATTTGCCATTAGTTACCTCTTTTTATTAAACCTGATTCTATTAAACTATCAATCATAAGTATTACCATATCATCACTAAATATATCTTGTAGGTCGTTTGGTAATTTTTTATATTCATTTACAAACGGTATTGTATAAAAGTTGTTAGCCCTTATACCTTTTTCAAATATACTTTTAGCTAATACGTAACCTATAGATTTATAGTTGCCTTTTTTGTATTGCCCTGTTGCTTTATCTCTAAACCTTATTTTTCTAGCTTTAGCCCAGTTTTCTAACATACTTCCGCTAGGCATTTTTTGGCTATAACTGTATGGTGTGTTTTTATTTACACGGTAATTACTTTTTGTACCCTTAACACCTTTGTCAATGTAGTCACCGTAGTCTTCCATAAATAAACCATAGGCTACATTACTTTCATCTTCAAATAGTTTTTTATAGTTAATACTATTGTATAATTTTTTTGTGTTGTTTATAGGTCGCTTTTTACGTTGTAGCTTTGTACCCTTTGTTAAATTTTGGCGTGCTTGTTTTTTTACAGCTTTAAAAAAATCTGCTATGCGTTCATTAAATTGGTCTGAAAATATTAACATATGTACTGGTCGTTTCTTACTTCTATATTTATTTCTGCACTCCAGCCTGCTAAATTGTTTTCAAACCTGTCTACAAATGGTTCACAAACTGGATCGTTAGTTAACCTGTAACCTGTTTGATGTAAATCACCAAACCTTAATTTTTGTATTAACCTGTTTAGCACACCTAGCTGTGTGTTTAATATATCTTGCTCATCTGTGTTTTTTCTAAATATATCTGTTGTTTCGCTTTTGCTTGTATCTTTAATATCCATAGCAATTACTGTTACGTTGTATATTAGTGTTTGTTCTGTAGATGTTACATTGTTTACTATAAAGTGTGCTAACGGAAATATTGTTTGCTTACCTAAATCTACTTCAGATACATCGCCTATTGTTACTGTTTTTGTTATGTTGTTATTTAATAAAGATTCTTCTAACGTTTCTGTTACTAAATAAAATGACCTTATTGCTGTATTATTTTCTGACATTTGATTTTAATTCTGCTGCTTGTATTTCATTTTTTTCTTTTATATACATTAACGCTTGTAACGCTGTTGTTAATCCTTGCTCAGTGATATTTTCGTATTTTGTAATATCTCCTTGAGCGAGCTCGTAAATTGCTCCATACCAACCCCATCTAGACTGGAATTGGCTGGATCTGCTGTAAGGCTGTTCCACTGCCTGTCCACTAAAAAGTCCATCATATTGCTCGACAAGTCGATCCCTAAATTGTAAAAAAAAATCAGCGAACTAAATGCAACGTCTAAAGGTATATCACGCATATCGTCTGCGTTTTCTTTGCCAGTATATTCTACTACATCGTACTTACCACCGTATTGCATTTTTATAGGCCTATATAACACACTCATTGCAAGGTGCATATTATCCCAATCTTGTAGGTAATTATCTATATCAACGTACTCACCTAACGACATATCTTCCAACTTTGGTATAAAACCATATTCTTTGCCGTTATGTTTAAACTGTGTTATTAATTCTGGTTTTGTGTCAAACAGGTTATTTAGTATTGCTACTATTTCGTTAATGTCTGTTACTTTAATTTTAAATGTATCTTTTAGATCAATGTTACAAAATATTTCAATCATCTTTTGTGCAATAAATGTAGCGTCATCGTTTTGCTGTTGTATCTTAATAAACTTTTGATACTGCGCTAATGTAACATCTTTTAATTCTGTTGGTACGTTTACTGATAACTTCATATTATATATAATACATAAATATAAAAAATTTATCCATAAAAAAAGGTAGGCGTTACGCAACCTACCTGTGACCAATTAATGAAAAATATACTTTGTGTATATGCGCAACTTGCAGACATATGAAAAAACCTAATTAATTACGAAAAGATTATTTGTGTTAACTGGTCCGTTACTTTATCCTCCAAGCATTGAGGTTATACAAGTTTGTTACTTTTTCATCGTGTGTGCCTTTTAGTTTACCGCAAAGCTGGTTATAGTATGTATAATATTTAGTTCCAGCCTTTATTGTTTTATTCCTATCAAGTTTGATATCACTTGTAGCGTATGCAAACCTTTTGCCTGCCCAGCCTAAATTTCTAGCTGCATCTTGTTCGCAAGGCTTACTGCCAATAAATTTACCATCAACAAAGTATTCTAAATAGTAACCTATTACTTTGTATTCTGTTTTTAGTGTTTTTTGTTTTGTCATATAGCTAATATATAACTTTTTTTGTAATTATAAAAATTTTTTTATAACTTTTTGTTAATTAATTTTGTTACTATGATAAAATGTAATATACAAGAATTAGCAGCCTTGCTAAATAACCCTAGTGTTGATATACTAGAAGTGTATGGACCAAAGCCTAACACTGCTGAATACAACGACGCTAAGGAAAATAACGTTAAGGCTTGGCTAGTTAACTGTGTAGGCAATAGGGGTATTAACGTATAGCGTACTTACCATAATTCGGCTTACTCATTAAACTATATGTAGCATACCTTGTTGCATCAGGGATATGGTCGCTTCCTTCTTGTGGGATATTTGTTAGCCTGTTTGCTTTATCTTTCTTCCACCTGTAATCTCTAAACTCACGTATTGCATTTACAGAAGTTTCTGTTACGTGCAGCTTATAACGTTTTAATAAATCTATACCTGCCATAATACTGTTTTGCCCTTTTACACTAGGTTTAATATTATTACCCATTCTACGTAGTTCATCTATTAAACGCACTTCTGCTGAATCACCAAAGCATAAATTATTGTTACTATTTTGTTTTAATAAAAACCTGTGTATATCTGCTGTTGTCATCATTGTTCTATATAGCAGTTCGTTTATATAAATATTATGTTCTTCTTTGTAAACTTCTACAGCAACAGTAGGATCGTTAGTATAACCGAAGTCTATGCCGATTGACAAAAATTTAGCTGTATCTGGTATTTTGTTTACTACTGCAAACTTAAATATTTGTGTACGTGATAAAGCACGTTCACCTAAACCAAACACCTGCCAATATTCATCATCAGTTTCTTTTAACCTTTCAAGTTCGTGTATAATGTTTTTGTCTATAAATGGGTTATCCTTATATGTAGTTTTATAGAATATAGCATCATCACGTACTTCTACTTTGTCATATATCCAGTGATTGGCTTCTGAAGGATTATAGTCGATCACAATTTTGCCTTCAGTACGAAAAATTAATTGTTGCCAGCTATCCCAATCTATTTCATTACACTCGTTTACAAATAACAAGTTTCTTTTACGCCCACGTATTTTAGCTGGCTGGTCTAGTGATATAAACTCTATTATGTTACCGTTAATTGTATATTCGCTATTACTTTTGTTATGGTACTTTTCATTATACAGTTCATAGTGTTTTAGTATATCTAAAAAGTCACGCATAACTGTTGCACGTAAACTTGGGAATGTTTTACGGCATACTGTAATTATATGGTTAGTGTTGTTGAAGCAGTAATCAAATATTATCCAAATAAGTATATTGAATGTTTTACCGCTACGGCTCCCACCTTGTTCTATTAGTATTTTTTTATCTGACCTGCTAAAGTTATAAGCGTGGTTAAATATTGCATTAGTTTGAACTTGCTGGGTCATTTACTACTACTTCAAATAATGGTGTATCTTGGTTTAGGGTTATATCCTGCGTTTCTTTTGGTTTACCATAAAAGTAATTAGCGTATAGCTGTGCAAACTTATAATCACCTTTTTTCAAACCATTTTCTAATACTTGCAGAAATAAATCTTCCATAGGTGATAGCTTTTCTAATAACTGTAATTCATCAGCTTTAGCTTTCCTACCTGCGTTTGTACGTTTACCACCCCAACCCATATTATCTTTTTTTACCTTGACCTCTATATTTCTTTTTATAACCTGTTTGACTACGGCTAGCATTCTTACTGTGAACTCCTGGCCTACGCTTCTTTGGCTTAAATATGTATGTACTAATTATCTTCCTAGCCAACTTGAAAAAACTTGATTATTCAAGTATATAATAAAAAAAATACACTTTTTTACCATACCCATTCAATATTTTGTATTTCATCAAACTGTTCTTCCTTTATTACAGTTTCTATTTGAGCAGCCATTTTAACAAGAATATGTTCAGGTAAATACTTTAGCTTTTGCTTAATATATATTTCTGTTTTACTTCTTGTTTTGTAATCTGGTGTTGCAAATAAATCTTCAAACCATTTTTGCATACGCATATTTTGATGTTCATATACTTCAAACATTTTTAAACTGTGGCAAAGTGTAGCACTGTCCATACTAAAGCCTAGCCTATTAAACGTATTGATAATATCTTTGTTTCTAAACTTATAATAGTTCTTTAATATATGTACAAAGAATGACCTAGCTTCTACGTATTTAGTATCACGCCTTTTTTCTAAAAAGTTACAGCCTGTTATTTGCTTTATATCTTTTGCTATTTTATGTATTTGTGTTTGTTCCATTTTGTAAAGTTATTAAAATAATTTTGTTTGTTTACTATTTATATTGTTCCAGTGTATTTTTAAATCGTTTCGGCCATCAGGTTTTACTATATGCGTACATATATCTTCACCCCATATTTCTACCATTTTTTTACACATATTTTTTTCAAGGTCAATTATATCATATGCTACTTCTTTTAAACCACCTGCGTTGCTTCCGTTAGGCGGAACAGAGAAAGCGTTCATTGTATCCCTGCCAGTTTTTTGGCCTGCATTTATTACTTTTATACAAAAGTCTCTGTCTATTTTTAATTTCAAATCTTCATTATACCATAAGCCTTCTGTTAATTCATTGTTAATATAAACAGCTGAATCACAAAAACTATTCTGTATTAACCTTTTATTTGCTGACCACGCAAACTGCCTATATTCTAAACCTCCGCAAGCTATATTATTTTCCATAAATAATTTAGTTGCATCATATAAACAATCAAGCCAAATTGTTCGTATTAATTTTGTACCGTTCCTTTTATAAAAATGGCTTATGTCATCATCTAATAACCAATAAAATTTTATACCCTTTTCAATAGTGTGTGCTTTTATATAATTTCTTGCATAAGATAAACCATTGTTGTTTACAGGTAATACCATTATATTTACATTTGGGTAATTTGCTTTATATTTTTCATATTCTTGCGGCTCTACTACTAAATAAAGTGATGCATAATTACCAAACAAATCTGCTGTTTTACAATTATTATACCTGCCTTTTGTTGTTATAAATACATTTATTGCCCCCATACTATAACCTATTATACCCCCCTTGCTCTATTTTAACTCGTTTTAACTCGTCTTTAGGTGCTTTGCACTTATACATATATTCCCTATAATATAACACAAAGCTGACTCTTAAACTGTTTTCATCAAAATTAATAAAATCAGTATTACAATGATATTTATGTACATCAACAAATAATATATCTGTGTTATGTAAATCTATACCTACGCCATATTCCGGAAGTATAAAATAACCACCTCTCCAATCGCCTTCGCGATATACAACTAAATTACCAAAGCCTTCTGTAAAATCACCTGAATCTTTATGTACTGCTGTGCGGAAGTTTCTATTTACTGTTACTGTTGTAAAACTTGTATCGCCTATTACATAATTCCTATTAGTAGCTTCTGCTATATTCTTTTGTCGTTTATAGTATGTTGGGCATAGTTCTTCGTATTGCTTGTCAACAAATTGTACAAATGGTAAACCCCCTTTGTATTTTTCAAAGTAGTTTCTAGTAAACGCTGTTTTGCGGCAATACTTTATCATAGCGCTTTTATCCATATAACCAACTGCACCTGACTCTACGTGCTTTCCTACTGTTATGTTAGATACAGTTCCATCTTTCCTAATACGCTTACCACTAAAACCACTTGCTGCGCCCCTGCTTTCTGTCCACTCTATACTGTGTTTAAAATTATCTACACCGCTTTTTAATATATCAATAGGTATTACATTTTTACGGAACTTAAATAATAAGTTGCCATACATATCGTAACCGTCAGTATCTGTTGTAATAAGTGTGTTTATATATTGTTCGCCTATATGTTGTTTATGTAGGTCGTGGCCTTGTTGTTCTGTTAGTACCCTTTTAAATTTACGCTTCTCCATATTTTTGTTTTAACATTAATAATACAAAATCAGATATGTTAGCGTCTTTTAACTGTTCTTTAGTATATACTTGTTCCATACCTTTTTTACATAATTTTTTAAATACTTCCCTGTTTTGTTTTGTATAATACAAAAGCGTACCAGTAATTTCTGTTTCATCTACTGGGTCTGTGTTAGGCTCAAACTCGTATTCAAATAGTTTCATAATTCTATGTCTATATAATAACTGTCTAACTCTATGCCCTCGCCTTCAAAATAATCAGCGTAAACTTTCATAGCATACCTAACCTTGTCTCTGCCGCTGTCTATAAATTCTTGGCTTACAGGGTTTGTGCTTATACCAATATCACAACTTTTTTTATCAATTACAATAAATTTAAAATCAGGCACACCAAATATTTCTGTATATAAATATGCCTGTACGTCGTAGTGATACCAATAAGCTGCTTTATTAAATTTTTTAATATCGCTTGTTGTTTTTAAATCTATAATACAGTTGTTTGTTAGTACATCTGCTTTAGCACGGAACGGTTTACCTTGTACATATCCTACTCCTGGGAACTCTACCTTACTATTTTTAATTAGTTGCATAGCAGGTTCGTTACGGAACACAGCATCTGCTAACCTTTCAGCGTCACCTTTTTCTTTCATTGTATATACTTCGCCGTGTTCTTGTTGTGCTAGTTTAAACTTGTTTGTGTTTTTACTTTGTACATCTACAAATATTTGTTTATTAAAATACTCTGGCGTTAATACTAGCAAGTGTAATAAATAACCATCACGTAACGCTTGACTGCTTTTATCGTTTTTTGCATAAGTCATTACGTTGTGATAGGTCTTAGGTGATTCTAATAATAATTTAATGCTTGATGAACTAAAAGCCCATTTGTGCATAAAGCCATAATAAAAATCATCATCTAACATTTTAGATAATAAATCTTTTTGATCATATAGCTTACCGTCTAATAATTTAATTTTCATAACTGTTTGTGTGTTTAAATACTAATGTTATTTTTAGTGCTTGTTCGTTGCCGTTAAATTCATATTTTTTATCAGCTAATTTATATTCATATATAAAACCAAATAAATCTACCTTAATTAAACTTCCTTTTTCAGGCACTGTACCAAACTCATCATATAAAACACCAATAGTGTCGTAAACTGATTGAGATACTGCATCACTGACTTCCTCTACTATTTCCGGTAAAATCTCTATCTTCATATCTTTTTTTTATTTCTTGTATTTCATTTAATGCTTTGTTGCGCTGTTCCCTATACTGTGATACTGCACGCAAAGCAAGGTCTCTGTCCCTTTTTAATTCTATAATATGAAACTGTATTTCTAAAAAACTATCAATTACTTTTTTTAATTCATCGTGGTTTTTAGCTTTGTTCCACTTATTTAATACACCAAGTACATAAAGTATGTTTGTATCACACTCTAGTTCTTTTAGTGTTTCTAACTTTTTATACGACCCTGTTAAATCCTGCATCATTGTTTATATAGCTTGCTTGTGATTCTTCCAGTAAATATACTTCTTTATCTTTTTTTTGTTTAGTCCATAGTGTTGTGTCAGGGCAGTTTAGTTTATCTAACACAGGTATATCTATACCGTTTAACCAAAATATATACATACCTTTTGGGTCAAACACACAGTATAATTTATGTACATCTTCATCAATTGCCATTAACCTATCATATTTACTTTTTTCTAACATTTTTGTTTTATAATACTTATACCTAAATTTCATTTCAATTACACACTTTTTATTTTTAGGTGTAAGCCCTTTAGCGTCATAGTGCTGGTAATCACCACCGCACCATTCTAGCTGCCAGTTATCTAAATTTAATATATTCACTACTACTTGTTCCCACTCGTGTACACTATTTATATCCATTTTCGTAAACAACATTTATGTCATCTACGTCT